AGGTGAACCACTTTGGGGCGGGGGGGGGGGTACCGGCGGCAAGAAATAGAGAAGGAGTTGACGACAACTCCCTATAAGAGCAACATGAGCGCAAAGAAGAACATGACTGACTATGGGCGGATTGAGACTGAGTGGACGCGGATGGCGGCGTGGCTGACGGCGAAGGACGCGGGGGAGAAGCGCATGGGGGAGTGGCTGGAGGCGCAGGGGTGGCTCCCTAAGATGCCGAAGGGGCAGAGGCGGGGGCAGGACTACATCCGCTATATCCAGATGAACTCAAAGGTGGCTGACGCACTTACTACTGGCGAGGAGTGGAAGGGGTTCGTGGGGCGCATGGTGGCAGAGGCGGGGCTGAAGAAGCGGACGCAGCAGGCTACGGGGGCGGGGAAGGTGCTGCTGTCACGGACGAAGCCCGGCACTGCCGGCGAGGCGCGGGCGCCACGGGAGGTTCGGGAGCCGTCGCCGGCGGGCGGGGGCGGGAGTGGCACTCGGCGGGAGCGCCTTCAGCCTACGGCAGAGGAAATCAGGGCGCTTCTGGCCTTTGTGGATGCGGCGGAGGCTGCGGCGGAGGCTGCTGGCCATACGGAGTCGCTTCAGGCGCTGGCTTCGGAGCCTATCATCCGCTGCCGACGCCTGCTGGAGGGCATGGCTGAGCGGAAGGCCGCATGGGCGACAAAGCGCGGAGGCTCTGACAACGGCGAGGAGGAGCCCGTCTTTGAGGACGTGGAACTCCCGGAAGAGCCAGCCCCAAAGCCCTTTGTAATCAAGAAGACAGGCTGGCTTGGACGGGAACTCCCGGAAGAGCCAGCCCCAAAGCCCTTTGTAATCAAGAAGCAGGAGCCCTGCGGGGGCGGGGATGGCTCATGCGGTGAGAGCGGGAATATGGCGGTGCCGGGGCGCGAGAACAAGGACGGGGAGATGTTCTGCGCGGAGTGCTGGAATGACTTGGATGCTGAGGAGGCTGAGGAGGCTTCTGAGGCTTCTGAGGAGGAGGAGTAATCAAAGCAAATACAAAGGGGGGATAATACAAAAGCATAAAAAAAGAAGGGCAACCTGCTCTTCTTTTTTTGCGCTCGCGTGCGTGCTTACACCGGGGGGACGAGAACCAGTTGGCCGGCCAAGTTCGGTGCGCCGGTATACCATGTGCCGGCATTCGCGCCGATGGGGGTGCTGTTCCACAAAAAGGAGAAATAGTTAGCCACTCTGTTATTTGGATCGACGCCAGTATATGCGGGAGGATATATGGAGAACTGCCCTAGTTGATAGTTAGTCGGGAAGCCGAGTGTTGGCATAGTCACGCCAGCCTGTCCTAGAGGTGGCACTACACCATCGGAAGAGCGGATGGTTACTGGGGTGGCTCCTTCCCCGACGCAGGCCAGGATTACAATGAAGTAGCCGGCTGCTGCTACTGCGTCAAAGGTGGCAGGCAGGTTGCCACCGCCATCACGGGAATAGATTGCGGTGGAATCAGGACATACGATAGTTCTGGGCAGAGAAATCCTCACGTCAAATGCTCCATCCTCCGGATCGGCCGCTGGATCCGCAGGGGGAGTCCTGGGGCTTATCTCCAAGAAGCATGCGTTGAGGGGTAGAGCAGTTGCGCCAGTGCCGGGGATAGTTTTCGGAACGAACAGGGCTGTTATGTTATAGGTATTGGCCGGCTGTAAAGCGGTGGCATTGGCTACCCACCAGATTTGCTGTATCCACATACCGCCAGTGGTGACATAGCCGCCAGCAGGCTCGGGAGCCAGAACACCATCTACCAGATATTGGTTCTCGTTGATGCGACGCAGGATGGTTTCATCCGTAATGGAGGATGCCGGGAATGCTATGAGAGGATATACAGCGGTATCGGCCGTGTTGTCCCCCACTACACTCCATGTGCCTCCGGCGGCAAGGGTGGGGAAGAGCACCGCGGAGCCGAGCATGCCGCCGTCAAAGTGTGTCACCCACTGAGAGCAGGCGACGGGTGTTGCTGGTAAGGGAAGGGCGGGGACAAAAGAGGTGATGGTAGTGGAAGTGACTGCGCCACCGCGCCACAGACTGGGAGGGGTTTGAGGAGGGGAGCCTGCGACGAACCAAGTCATCTGAAGAGGCGCGGCCTGCGCACCCTGCGTAGTGTTGAACATCTCGGCTATACTTAGTGCGGGGGCTGAGCCAGTGCCGATGACAGGAATAGGCAGACAGAACCAGGCACCGCTAGCGGTTGTCTTTGTCACGCTCCCCCATAGGATAACGGATGGCACCAGTGACTGAATACCGAGCCGGGCGACAACGTTTGCTAAACCGGGAGGGCTGGTAACCAAAGCGCCAGATGTGCCTGTAAGGATAGAAGCGGCCACGAATGGGTTTAGAGAGTCGCCCGCAGTGGTTGGCGTATAATGGATTATTTCGGGAAACGCTACGAAAGAGTTCACTCCTGCCGGTGCGCCGCCAGAGTCTGTAAGTTGTTGGTTGTTTCCTGAGCCTGAGGCACCGCTACTCGTCTGAGTGCTTTCTAATAGTGTGCCGTAGGTGGCGCCGCCATTAGCGGAAGGGTAGCCTACAATCTTCTTCGCGGGCACTTGCCCGAACATATAGATATCAGGAAGGCTATCATCGCCCAGCAGTATCTGCCCTGCCCTGAGAGTGTCTACTTTGAGGTTAGTCAGTGTGAGCGTGCCTCCCCTCAACGTGTCAAACCATAGGTTGGGGTTTAATGTCGTCGGAACCTTTGACGCTTGCGTAATCAGTGCCACGCTCATTATATACTATGGGGAGAAATGTTTTTTGGGCGTGCGCCGAGGCGAACAAACCTGCGATTTATAGAGTAAATCAGGGTTGGTTTTACATTAGTCGGGATGCCAGGCCGGAGGCGAGAGCCTGCGCCACCTGCTGGGGCTTGCCGGAGCCACGCTTCATTGCGCCACCAGCCATGCCCGTCTTCTCAGAGGGCATCTTTTGGTGGGTTTCACCGCCGAACATGCTCTTCAGGTGATGGAGAGCATTGCCCATAGAGGAATGGACGCCGGCGCCCACTGCGCGCCTGAGAGCGCCAGAAGTACCGCCGGGAGCCACAGGCGCGGAGATGATATCCTGCTCTGTGAGCACACCCTTAATCACGCGACTTGAGCCCTTGATAGTCTCAAAGAACCCAGAGTTCGCCGTGATGACGTAAATCTGGGGGCTCACCTGTGCGCCAGTGTTGTTGAGCAGAGACAAGTTGAACTGGAGCACGAAGTTCCCTACGAGTGACGGCGCCTGTCCCGCCTGTAGGACGATGTCGCGGCCGGGCTTCAGCACCAGCATACCTCCAACAGTTGAAACAAGGCCGCCAGCGATGGAACTCCACGAGGAGCCACTCCAGGACTGCCAATCCTGTTCTAGCCCATTATGAACTGTCATTTTGTATAACTGCTGTGTCGTGTGAGCGGACAGCAGGCCAGCGAAGTTATCAAAGTTCACTGAGATTCCTGTAATGGGGAACATGAAGTCGTTCTGGTTTGGATCGGGGGAGCCGCCGAACTGGTTGGGAGGTGCGCCGGGAACACCAGTCGTGGGGTAGGTGTAGCCCTGTGCCGGCTTTGCGTAGATAATCAGCAAGTCGGGAATCTGGGGCAGCGTGATAGTCTGGGAGGAATAAACTGTCGCTTGTGTTCCGGCGGCGGGCATGGCCTGGAGTTGGGAGGAGATATAACGGGGATACTCCATGTAGGGCACCACGGACTTAGGGGGCAGAGGCACATCCAGAGAGGGCGTGAGGAACTGGATATTCACCCGGGAGTTCGCAAAGGCGCCAGAGCCGGAGCCGGCCTGGTTGTATTGCGTGTTCGCCAGTTGATATGTCTGGGCGTTCGTCGCGCCAGAAACTAGCAGAGGGGCGTAGCGGAGCACACGGGCGGGGGGCGCCAAGTTCATCACTAACTGAATGTTCTGGCACCCAAACAGGCCGGTATCCCACTCATGAACGTCGGCGAACACGAAGGGAGAGAGCACGAGTTTCTCGCAGGAAGTCACTGAGAAATACACCTGGCAGTTGTTCGGGGCGTCAATATTCCAGTAGCCGCTCGCGTTCTGGGCGGTGGTAGGCATACAGGGGTAGGGGCGAGCCGTCGTGGCTACCCAGCCACCATCCGCTGCCGGAGCCTGGTAGACGCCACCCACCAGCGCCTGGGTGAGAGGGAGGCCAGCGCTAGTCGTCCATACTAGCCCCGCAAAGGCGCCGTTAGGCACCAAGTCGGAGTTCACCGCGCAGTCATAGCCGGCCAGAGGGGAGTTGTTGGCACCTACGTTGGTGCTATTCACCTGATACCTGTCCAACATCGTAGGGCAAGTGCGCACGAGGCGGTTCTTGCGCATGTCAGTCATACGGAGCACCTGGGGAAGCACGTCGGCGCTGTTAATGGTGACAGTTGTGTCGTTGATGGTGGCCGTCATGGTAGTCGTCAGGGACTGAAGGGGGAAGGGGCAGAGCGCCGCATTGGCTCCCTGTTGAACCAGGGGCACCTCAGTCGGGTTCACAAGGGCACCAGTGCCGGCACCAGCGGGGGCTACCAGTGTTGCGGAGAAATAGGCGGTGCTAGTCCAGTCAATAGCCCTATCTATAAAGATGTTCTCTGACGGAACCAGCACGTTATAGGTGTGCTGGGAGGTGTTGGCGGCGATGGCGTTGAAGGGAGAGTTAGTCACGGAGAGCGCGCCCTTCTCTACGGCATAGCGAGGCCGGGATTGGACGATGCGATCGTCAAAGACTGCCATCTTCTCAATGTCGGCACTCATTGTTATACAGGTAGGTTAGAAAGTTTTTTCGGGAAGTAGCCCCCGCGTTAAACGCCCATCTGCTTCCGCCGGAACATAAGTTTCACGGAGAGGGAGGAGCCGTTGCTGAGCCGGAGGGGATAGAGGGCGTCGTCCAGCCGGTTCCTCCACCAGGCCTGTAAATCTACGGATGAAATAGGCGTGCTCTGGGTGGTTAGGCTAATCATGCGGTATTCGCCGGTGGCCTCATATACAAAGTTGGAGCGCCAGTCCTCGGTGCCGGTGAGTTCGCGCCGGGTGACATCTAGGAGGATGGGTTGGAAGGCTGCCTCGGACACCCCGCGGTTGAAGCCGGTGTCGCTTACACCCACCAGGGAAGGCGGGGTGGTTTGCTCGGCCACTATGGGGATTTGGGAGGTGGTTACAATGAGGGCGTCCACCGGGCTCCAGCCGGTAGTGCCGGGATACTCCTGAACGGCATCGTGGTTTCCATCGGCTGGGAGGCCGGGGACACCAATGTAGTTAGTGGAGTGATAAACCTCAAAAGTGCGGCCGCCGCTCTTGTTCAGCCACTGGCCGGGGAAGTTAGGGAAGAGGTTGGCCATATTAGAGTTCATATAGAGGCGATAGGTGCTGTCGGGTGTCGGGGAAATAGAGTCGGCCGGATCGGGAGAGATATAGAATTGGAGGCTGGCTGTAGAGTTGCTGAAATAGTAGAGAACCGGGGCGGCTGTGCCGGGACTTCCTGCGCCAGCCCAAGCGCCCGCCAGGGCTGTATTACAGAGGGACACCCACCAGTCATAAGAGTAGCAATAATAATACTCTGAGCCGAGGTTCTGAACAATCACCGGAATAGAGGGTTTCTGCGCTGCTGGCTCTTGAGTAATCCACTCAACGAACACCTGTGATAGAGCGCCAGTAGTGTTGTTCTCAATGGTGAATGAATAAACAGTCAAATCCCTATCGGCCTGTGTCTGTCCTACGAAGAGGTTGGCGTTGCTGACGGATGCCACTTGATAGTAGCCTGCGGGGTGAGTAGGGGAGCCTGGGAAGAAGGCATCGGGAATCGTGGAGGAGAGTGTCCAGTTCTGGCCATTCGGAGGGGTTGGTGCCGCAACGATAGTGAGGGGTTGTCCATTCGCCCCTAAACTTATAGAGATTTCCTGGCTGGCTACCACCGAAGAGCCAGACACTAGAAGGGCATTGCCTGAGCCGCCAATAGCCAAACCGGGATAGATATAGGGTTGTCCTTGGCTAGTGATAGTCATCGTGGTTCCGCGGATATCCGCCAGCCACTGGGTTCCGACGGAAGAGGTTTGAACTTGCGGAATAAGGAGGGGGAGGTTCCGGGTAGCCCCATTGGTTGATAGGCGCACTGCGCTCACCATGTAGTCGGAGGCATCCTGGAGTAGCGGGTATTGCCGCTGAAAGGAGGCTGTCACTTGCGGATCAACCTCGCCGGCCTGCGGATCGTCTGTTCCGTTGTTGTTAATCGTCGCATTGAAGTAAAGAATATCTGGATCGGTTGATGAGCGTGATGCGCCGTATTCAACGCTAGAATAGAAGCGTGTCGCCATTGTTCTACAGGGGCAGACGCTTTTATTTATGGAGAAGTTGCGAGATGAATAGGGTGACAAAGTCATCAGCACCCACCTTGGAGCCCTTTATCATTTTGGCATAGGCTGAGAGGGGGAGGTGGGAATAGAGCAGCCGGGAACAGCAGTGGCGGCCACAGGTGTTTATATCAACCCCTTCTTTTTGGAAGTGATAGGGATTACTGATGACTTTATAGCCGGCCTCCTTTATCATCCGGGAGAGGGTTGGCTGGGCTTCTCCTAGTTCCTCTTGCTTGGCCGGAGTGAGCCATTTCCGTTCGCTGTCGGGCTTGTAGCCCCCATACGGATCAAAATACTCTATAGTGTCTCCCCGCTTCATCATACACACCCAGTGGCCAGTGTCTTCGTTCTCAGTCAGATAGAGCATCATGGCGTGTCCTTTATCGTCAAAGGCGTCGTCAATGGAGGACATGGCGTGTAAGTCTGGATACTTGAACAACTTGACTCCTCCGAGGACTTTCTGGATGTCTTC